AAATAAAATAGAAAGACTAACATAGTCAGTTAATCAACTAAAAAGTAGAATCCATTGCCTGATGGCTTAGTTGGCCACAAGCGTTGCTTGTCGGATTCTGTTCTTACGCGAAGATCAAAATTTTGGAGAAAAGTCTCCTCGAAGGTCGGGAACTTGTCTGATGTCATTGGCTTTGAAGCGTAGACTTTCAGAGGTCGTTTGTAAGGTTCCAAACTTTCATCTTGATATTCGGGTTTCACTTTCCATTGATCAACCAAAAAGGTAAAAAGTTCGCGGCAAGTATCGTAGACTTGGCGACTTGATCCCATTGTAGCGCAGGCGATTCCAACTGCGGCGGCAGCGGTCGTCTCGGCGGTACGAGGTCGTTCTGGATATAGTAAATGAGCGAGTAGTTCGGCTGGGTCTCTTTGGGCCAGTCCGTCTTTTACACCATAACTTAGGACTTCGACGTCGTCGAATTTGTCTCCTATAGTTGTTTTGTCTGGTGAAAGGTCGGCGTTGAAACGTTTCTTCGCTTCAGCACTTAATTTCGCTAAAAATGGTTTCCTTAAGATGTGCTCACCAAAGGTAACGACTGAGTCGTCTCCTTGAAATAGAGCTTGAAATTCTTTCGACAGAATGTTGATCCCAGAAGCTGATAAGCTAGTGAGTAACATGATGCAGTTCACGAACGAGTCGAGTAACTGTGTCTGTTGAAATCCGGACGCAATGCCGTTGAATTTCCATCCGTAGAGGTTTCCTGATTCTGCTTTGATCGGGGTGTGTTTAATTGAGTGACACATCCAATCCCAGAGATTCTGGATTTTCCATTCTTCGGTAGTAGATTGCGAATAGTCGTAAGTGTTTGAAACTGAAGGTTCATATCCTTGGTCGAAATCGAACCATGATCTCCAAATTTGATGGACATCATCGATGACTTCATGTAGGGCTTTATGATCAAAGCCACTCCAATCGGCGGATAAGATAGTTTTAAAAGGCTTAGAAGAGAGTCTTGCTTGAAGTTTCCTCCAACCACCACGAATTGTTTCGTAGCCCCAGAGAAGTGGTCCTTCTTTGAGTTTTCCGTTGAGGTATTCTTTCTGCAAATTCCAGATAAACATATTCTCGACCATAAGTAAGAGTTTTGGTACTCCAAATACGGCGCG